CCTTGAGCGGAGATAGCACATTTTCCAGGCTGCGCCGCTTGGACATGATTTGCTCATCGGTATAGCCGTTTTCCCGCTTCATCTCGTAGTAGAGGTCCACCATCAGGTCATCCATGTTTTCGCTGAGGATTTTCTCTACAAAGATGAACGCCCCGCCGTCGGTCAGGCCGTCGTAAATCTGCTTGAGCATCCGGGGCCGGTAGGACGTCGGCATGAACTGCATGGACAGAACGGAGAGGACCAGGCTGCTCTTTTGCTCAAATGGCAAATACTCCCAAATATTCCCTTGCCGAACCGTGACGTTGACGTCTGCCCGGAAGCGCTTCTCGCAGGCTTCCACCATGGCCGGTGCGTTATCCACCAGCAGAAAGTTATTGCTCTGGCCGTACTTCGCCACGAATGGCTCCACGGCCAGGCCGGTGCTGCACCCCACGTCCACAATCAGGGTCTCCGGCTGGATGAAGCGCTCGCCCAGCTTGTAGGTAAGCGCCCGCATAGATCGGTAGTCCGGGATGCTGCGCTCAAGCATATTGGCGAAGCAGGCGGCCACTTCTCCGTTGAACTCCCATTTCTCCCCAGGGTGTACGTTGTCTCTCATTTTGCCTCTCCTTTCGTCGGAGGGGGCAGGCGAATACCGAGCCGGTGCTCAAACGCTTCCCGCGCTCGCTGAGACAGTCCCATGCGTGAGCCGTCCGGGTAGGGAAGCTCAAATTCAAAGTCCAGCGCAGCGGCCAGGGCCGCAGGGTCCACAATCGGGTCTGCCGCCTCCATGTACCAGAATTTTGTTATCATCTCCAGGCGCTTCACGGTACGGAAGCACGGGGCGAAGATCGCCCGCATCTCTTCCTCGGTGTGGCCCTTTTGGACCTTGGGGTGTGCTCCGATGTCCCCCAGGATGGTGTTAGGCTCATAGTCCAGGTCAAAGGTCAGGATTTTTTCTGCGGCCATGAACTTTTTCTTCGTGTTCACGAACTGCGGGGCCTTGTTGCTCTGACACCAGCAGACCACCATCCCGTCCGGGGCGCACAGGGCCGCCGCGATGACCGCAATCTGCTTCCGGTCCGCCATAAAGGGTACGCTGTTGAACACGCTGGAGATAAAGACGCTGCTATACGGCGTCCCGGCCTCCACTTCGTCCAGGAAGCGGGCGGCAATCTCCAGGCTCTTTTCCTTGTGGATTTTCTCGCCCACGGTCACGAAGTACGGCTCAAAGGCTGATACCTGAATACCGGCCTTGCGGAGCGTCCGGGTGTTGTTGAGCTTCCCGGCTCCAAAGTCTACCACGCTGGACCCGTAGTGTCGGCGCCAGGTCTCCAGGGCCGCGCCCTCCAGCTTGCAGAAGTCCCGCCCGCAGTTTTTCGGGAACACGCCCTTGAAAAAGCCGTCCCCCAGGGCGGCGTTGCCCTCGGCGTCGGTCTCCCTGGTGTTCCGCTCCCGCATGAAGCTGTTGAAGCGCAGATCGTCGGCGTAGGTGCTTTCCATGTCAAAGTCCATGGATAACAGGTTGAGCATGGAGGACGCGAAAGCCTCTTGCTCCGGCCTCACCTTGACGCAGGCGATGACCTTTCTGCCGGCCTCCGCTGCTACTTGCAGGCGGCCTATCCCGTTGATGACGTTCCCGGCCTCCCCGATGACTACCGGCATGGCGCTCCCGATGCGGCGCTCCAGGGATTTTGCAAGCTGCTTGATGTGGGTGTCGAAGCTCCGGTGATTGAGCTTTGCCAGCTTCACGACGTCCATCCGGCGCAGGGCGTAGACGCAGGGGAATGATGCTTCGGTCCCCGGATCGATGTCCGGCAGCTCCCCGGTCATGGCCTCGATGTCCATTTCATAGAGGCGGCGTCGGATGATGGCACAAGTGTCCTGCTTCTGAAGGTCATTCGTGGCCCGGTTGAACAGGACGTTCACGGCCCGCCGCTCGCCCAGGGTCTTTCCGCTCACATACTCCACGGGTATTTGCTGGAAGCCCATGCGCGAGGCCACAAGATGCCGCTGGTGGCCGCTCAGGATTTCGCCGCTCTCATCGGCGTAGATCGGGAGCAAAAAGCCCAGCTTGCGGAGGGACAGCTCCGTGAGTGCCAGGCGCTTTTCGTCGTTGCGCCGGGGGTTATACTCCGACGCTCGCACGGCGTCGATGGGGACAAGTTTAATCATGGCGCAGCAACCTCCGTTTCATCTCCTGGGCGATTTCTCCCTGGTCGAAGATACCGGCGTCCCGGATGCTCTCGACCAGACGCTTGTAGCGCGGGACCTCGACCTTGAAGTGTAGGTGTCCAATTCGGACAACCGTAGTCCCCATGGCAGGCTCATCGTCACCGCCGGCGGGTTCGTCCTCTTCCTCGCCGTCGGCGTCCTCGGCGTCCGGGTCTTCGTCCTGGTCCCAATCCGGGTCATCGTCGGCATCTTCGCCCTCGCCGTCCCCGCCGAGCTGCCGGTAGACCAGGACCTCATCGCGGTCAAAGCCGGTCTCAAACTCCAGGACCTCATCATCCCGCAGCAGCTCGCCCAGGCGGTCGGTGTCCCAGCGGCCCTCTATGCGGTTCAGGGCAAGGCAGAGTTTCTTCTCCTTGCTTTCGTCCGGCTGGTCGATGACGGAGCAGAGCACTTCTTTCCATCCCAGGTCCCGGAGGACCACAAGGCGCTGATTACCACCAATGCAGCGCATATTGTGGAGGTTCACGACCGGCGGCTCCACCATGCCGTTAAGCTCAATACTCCGGCGCAGGGCCTTGTACTCATCGCTTCCGCGCTCGATGTCCTCACGGGGGTTATACGGGGCGGCCACGATGTCGGAGAGCTTTAGAATCTCCAGTCTGGTTTCATACTTCATCGAAAAGCCTCCCTTTCAGCTCCGCGCAGACAAGCTCCTGGGTAAAGCCCACCTTTTCCCGGACGTCTGCCATAAGGTCCTCAAACTCCGCTTCCTCCAGACGGAAAGAGAAGTCGCCCACGATACACTTAATGCCGTCGGCGGTGTCCTCTTTCTTGCCCAGGGAGGGCGGTTCCTCATCCTCGCCCAGCTCTCCGCCGATTTCCCCCAGGAGATCGTCAATGTCTGCCTGGGTAAAGCCGGTGGCGAGTAGGTTCTCCCCATCGTCGATGAGCTGCTGGATGATGTCGGCCAGTTGGCCGTAGTCCCATTCTCCATCCAGCTTGTTCAGGGCGATGCACAGCGCCTTGGCCTGGGCCTCCGGCATATCCACCACGACGGCGTTTGTCTCCGTCTCCCCGGCGGCCAGCAGGACGGAAAGCCGCTGGTGTCCTCCGATCAGGCAGTTGTCCCGGATGTTCACGATGAGGGGCAGGACCAGGCCGTTTTCCTCAATGCTCGCGTCCAGGGCTTTATACTCCTGGTCCTTGGGCGTGAGCTGCACCCTGGGGTTATAGGGGGCCGGTTTGATGTCGGCCAGCTTGATTACTCTGGTTTCCACGCTTCCACTCCTTTCAGATTTGGGCAATAAAAAAGCGGGGCGCTCTCGCGTCCCGCCTGGTGGCTGATATTCAGTTATCCGAATAAGCTGCATTGGTCGAAAGCCGGGACCCTCGCCATGCCCGCCGATTTGATGAAGCGGTCATAGGGGGCGGCCTCAATACCGAACCGCGCATACATGGCCCGCGTCTTCGGATTGCTCTCCACCGCGTAGTAGTGCGCCCCCTCCGGGCCGTTCTGTGCG